AAAATTTCAACGTGAGGATTGGGATAATGATTATTATAAAAATTTAACTGAAGAAGATATAAGAGAATGTGTAGATATGGATAAGGTATTCTCTGATTGTTATTTTCAGGTTGAGGAAGAACATTTTGATTTATATTTTTGGGGTATTAAAAAATAATGCTAGTATTAATCACTAGTGCTGATATAGAACATCCTCTTAAGGAAATGAGAACAGAGGAATATCGTGAGACAATAATATGGATGAAAAAAAATCTTGGAGAAAATAATTTTCTTGCATGGATAGAATGTGTGAAAGACAAGGATTCTTTTATCGAAGAATATAATCCTGTTTTTTATCCGAATGTAAATAATCCAGAATTTAAAAACACAGGTGCTAACTGGGGTAAAGCAGTAGAAGAATTTATATTAAATCATGATATACATGAAGAATATATTGCACATGTGACTGGTAGATATCATCTTATTGATAGATATTTTTTTGATACCATTGAAAATAATCCCGACTATGATGTTTTCGCAAAGGACGATGGACATTCTCAATATATTACGGGATGCTTTGCTATGAGAAAAAAATATTTTATTGATTGGATTCATCAAACTGATTGGAATTGGTTAAATTCTGCCATGATTAACTTAGAAAAATCAGTGTGGAATTATTCTAAAAATAATAATTTAAAATGTTATGAATTTGATTCTTTGCATATTGATTGTAATATTTTTGGAAATGGTGCACCACAGAGAGTTCAACTTTAGTTGACTTATCAAGCATAATTAGGTATAATAAAATTACCGCTATAAATATTATCGAGTACAAGAGGTAACATGTCTCTAGACATCGTATTAGTGCTTGCACTACCTATATCATTTCTATCATTTGTGGTAGGAACTATTCTTGGATGGATATCCAGAGAATATATGATGAATTATCGGGAAATACCAAGAGCACATCCTGAGATGTTTGATATGAATGGGAACTTAGTTCCTGATGACATTGTAGCATTTAGATTTGAAAATTATGACAACGACGACGACGAAGACGGGTAGAAAACCTGGTAGACCTAGAAAGGTTGTTGATACACCTATCAAAAAACTTCCAAACAATCCTCTTGTTTTTGAAGTTTTGGATCTTGCAAGTAAACAAAGATCAGTAAACAAAAAAGTCGAAGTTCTGAAAACTTATGAGCATGTTTCTCTAAAGATGCTTTTTCTTTGGAATTTTGATGCAACTGTGGAGAGTGCACTTCCACCAGGCGAGGTTCCTTATGAATCATATGGTGAACAAACCTCTTCAAGCGGAACTCTATCTAAAAAAATAGATATGCAGACTCGTAGCATGTATGAGACTGGATCTTTTTCTATAGGTAATGCTGATCAGCAAGGTAGAACAACCATTCGTAGAGAATGCACGAAGTTTTATCATTTTGTGAAGGGTGGTAATGATGCTATGAAGAATCTTCGTAGAGAGAGTATGTTTATTAACTTACTTTCAGGTCTTCATCCCTTGGAGGCAGAAATAATGTGCTTAGTAAAGGAAAAAAATTTAGAAGACAAATATAAAATTTCAAGATCAATAGTAGAGGAAGCATATCCTGATATACAATGGAGAGATCGTGCATGACTGAAACAGCAACTGAAAATAGGCATAAAAAAAATCGAACATGGACTGATGAGGAAAAGGAAACTCATAAAGAACAGTATGGTTGTGAAATACTAATTGAAAATGGGACATACAATGAGTGCATGACTCATAATGCACCCACTGATGCATTGGTTATTCATTATATTCATAATGAGAGGGATTGCTATGATCTGACCAGAGGTAATCGTACAAAAATCTTTGATATGTATTATGATAAATTTAAAAGAAATCTAAAAGCAATTAATTTTGGTGGTGGCAACATTAAACCTGCAATGTGGGGATATAAATCTCCGTCCAAATCCAAAAAGCGAAAGTAATTCCAAAAATATCGCAAAAAAAATCCCGCCAAATTTTTGACCTGTGAAGATTTTGTAACAAAGACTACAGTTTTAATTGACTATATACTATGAATGTGTTAGAATTAACACAACGTTCAACCTCATAAGAGGTCGCAAGTAAGCCGACTCGGAACGGAATCGTTCATCCCAATTGGGACGCAAAAGCCGACTGAAGGAACGGGTATCCACCCTACTACTGAGGACAAGCAAATGGCAAAAGTCACTTATCGTGGTGTCGAGTACGACACTGAAGAGTACAACGCAAAAGTCGTTGCAGAAGCAACACAGCGTGAAAGGCACGATTTAATGTATCGTGGTCTTAAAGTTAGGAGCAAGGCATCACCTTGCAGTTAACAACAGGAGGGTTGAAACCCTCCTTTTTTTATGTTATAATTATAAAAGATATAATCAATCTATGCGAGAACAAATTCTTAATGCTCTGATTGCTCATGCAAGAGGTGATATTGAAAAACATAGAGCAAATGTGGATGTATACTTATCTAACCCTGCTGGAGTTGGTGAACATACTGATATATTGGAATCTATTGAAAAGGAATTAGATATGATGGTTAAATATCAAGATCAAATAGACATAATTAACAAATATTTTAAAAAATGAAAAAACTAACATTATTACCACTTATTGCATCATTAATAACACCCATGGAAAATTCATTTACAATCGTTAACGCTGAACCTTACTTTAATTTAGAGATGAACAGTATATATCCAGAGGGTGTATATGGTGTGACTCAATATGAAGCACAATTTGGATATAGAAAATCAGATGATAATGGAAATGTTTATATTAGTGTTGGACCTGTAGCCACAGATACATCATTTACTGAGGGCACTGAAGTGGAATTAGGTGGTTTTATTGGTGGTGATATAACATTTGATGAGGATCTAACTGTATATGGTGAGTTATTTGGATCAACCGACCAAACTCTTACCATAAAAAGTGGAATGACTATTACATTTTGATATGGATAAAACGAAATTAAAATTATTAGTGAGACAACTTGAAATAGTTGTTGATAATATCAAAGCAGAGGTTTTATCAGATGCTGAGTCATATATGTCTATGGATACTTATGAAGAAATAAAAAAGACAGAACCTCATTTAACATATGATGAAATTTTAGATGACGACGATGGTTACCCAGACTAGAGCAAAAAGATTAGTTAAATTATTAGAAAGACTTTTAAAGAAAAGAGAACTTTTTGATGATGATAAATTAAAATTAATCAAAGAACAATTAAAAATCGCTAAGAATGAGTTAGCGATTATTGAAGAAAAAACATCAAAAGGATTTAAATGAATGTATCTCTTATAAGTGTATCTCCTGATTCTGAAAAACACATGGCATATTGTGCTCGTGTAAGTAATCCAAATAACCAAAATAATGAAAATTATGCGGGTCTTCTAAGATATTGTATAAAGCATCAACATTGGTCAATTTTTGAACAAGCATTTATGACTCTTGAGATTAATACTACAAGGGGTCTTGCAGCACAGATATTAAGACATAGATCATTTACATATCAAGAGTTTTCTCAAAGATATGCAGATGCGAATCTTTTAGGGGGTATTCCTGTTCCTGATTTAAGAAGTCAAGATCACAAAAACAGACAAAATAGTATTGATGACATACCAGAGAAACAGAAGAAAAATTTACAAAATCAGATTCAGAGATATTTCGCTGAAGGACTTGATTTATATAATGAACTTATACGTGAGGGGGTTGCGAAAGAGTGTGCGAGATTTGTTCTTCCGTTAGCAACACCAACTCGTTTATATATGTCTGGCAGTGTGAGATCATGGATACATTATATCGATTTACGCTCTGGTCATGGAACACAAAAAGAACATATGGATATTGCAAATGAATGTAAATCGATTTTTATAGGACAATTTCCTACTGTCTCAGAGGCTCTGGAATGGGTCTAAATAAATCTACCTTATAAAATACTATGGCTACTTATCCTGTTGTTAACAATAAAACTGGTGATCGAAAAGAAGTTGTGATGAGCGTGAATGATTGGGATCAATGGAGGGAAGATAATCCTGATTGGATTCGTGATTATTCTGATCCTTCAACAATGCCTGGTGTTGGTGAGGTTGGAGAATGGAAAGATAAATTGAGAAAAACAAAACCTGGTTGGAATGAAGTTCTTCGACGAGCAGGTAAAGTTGGTGGTTCTACAGTTAAGAAACTATAATGCCTCGTAAAAGAAAATCCGAACCAATTGGTATAGGTTACACATCGAAACAAATGAAAAAGAAAAAACCTATTAACAATCAATATCTTATTGAAGTGTCACCTCTGACGGATAATCAAAGAATACTCTTTGATTCTTATTCTCAACATAAAAATATTGTTGCATATGGTGTTGCAGGTACAGGTAAAACATTTATCACTCTTTACAATGCATTAAAAGAAGTGTTAGATGATAGCACACCTTATGAAAGAGTATATATTGTTCGATCATTGGTGAGCACTCGTGAAATAGGATTCTTACCTGGTGATCATGAGGATAAGTCAACTCTTTACCAGATACCATATAAAAATATGGTAAAGTATATGTTTCAAATGCCATCTGATGCAGATTTTGAAATGCTATATGGTAATTTAAAATCTCAGGAAACCATCAAATTTTGGAGCACATCTTTTTTAAGGGGAACCACATTAGATAATGCAATTATAATTGTTGATGAATTTCAAAATCTTAATTTTCATGAGTTAGATAGTATAATAACTCGTGTTGGTGAAAATAGTAAAATATGTTTTTGTGGTGATGCAAGTCAGACAGATTTAGTTAAAACAAATGATAAAAATGGTATAGTTGATTTTATGAACATATTGCGAAAAATGATTTCTTTTGATATAATAGAGTTTGATGTTGATGATATTGTTAGATCAGGTTTAGTAAAAGAATATATCATTGCAAAATTACAATCAGGTGTATAATGAAAATTTTTAGTAATTATGAAATAGGTGCAAAGTTAAATTATCATTATCTTAACTCTAGACCTTTTCCTCATATTGTTATAGATAATTTTATTAACTCAAATACTGCAACTCAATGTTTTAATGAACTTAAGACAACTGATCATTGGGCAACAGAAAGCACCAATAATGCATATATGAGAGATCATCAGGTGAATAAATTTTATACACCTTGGTCTCAAGAAAGTTCAGATGAACTTCAATTTAAAGTTCCGACTGTATATCATACAATTAAATATTTTAATTCTAATATTTTCT